TGAAAGCCGTTGCAATATTGGCTCATTCAATAGAACTGACCCCAATGGCGGAAGTCGTGGGTTGATGCAAATCAATGGATACTGGTGCCGAAAGAACAAGTACAACCCAAGTGGTTGGCTTCAGGCAAAAGGAATCCTCAATACCTGCGACGACCTCTATAACCCCGAGGTGAATCTCCGTGCGGGACTGGCGATGTGGAACTACAGCCAAGAGCGCAATAAGTGTGGCTGGAGACCTTGGGCTACTCGTTGCTAAATATTCGCTGACTTCTGCTTGACAAACAGTCATCCTCTGGCTAGGATTGCCGAATGACTGATCTATCAATCAAGGTCAATGGTGAGGAAATCTCTTCCTTTGACAACGCACTCAGGTCACTAATGGACGAAGCGGGTAGTCGCTTTCTCTTCAATGGCACTCTGGACGAACGATTTGAGGCATTTGCTTGGCTCTATGGTGCTGGCATTATGTCATTCAGGGGAGCCGTAGCCACCGTTGTTCGTGAAATGAGGATCAGTAAGCCAACTGTTCATAAGTGGATAAAGAAGATTGAAGCCAGTAATGGATGACTTAACTGACTCAACATCGCAGACTTTGCGTGATCTAGCGCAGGTTATGCGGGGCGGACCAGACGGGAACTACGAGTTGAGGATTGCCCCTGAGTTCCTAGAGTCTGTGGCTGATGAACTTGATGGCGTAAATAGCCTGAGAATATGCTCCAGTGACGGAGAATTAGTGTGTACTATTGATGAACCGTTGGCGTCGTCATTAATCAACACTGCCGTGAAACATTATGTAGAGCGTGCGCTGAGGGAAGCATTGGAAAATCCCAACTCTTAAGCAAAGGCGGTGCCTCATGTGCCTCATGTTCTATCTAGCAGGTGTTTTGTCTGGTTATGTCACATGGAGGCTGGTCTCAGCCCCGTACCTGTGGGATGCTGAAGAGGAAGCCAAGAATTGGCAGAAGCAGTGGACTCTTCTCAAGCAAGAGAATGATGTCCTGCGTGGACAAAACGACTAAATAAATCCTTACAGACGGGTTGACATAACGCAATCCATGCGCTAGAGTGTCTTCATAGAGATTTATCTAAGGAGAAACAATGTCGCATGATCTAGATTCAACCAAAGCAGGCAAGGTCCGCATGGCTTACGCCGACCACGAAGTTCCGTGGCACCGACTGGGTACAGCCATGAAGGGGCTCCAAAAGGCAGAGGTAATGCTGGAAGCCGCTGAGGCTGACTTCACTGTCGCAATCGCTGGTGTCGCTGCCGTTGATACCGATGGACGGGTCATCCTTAATCCGGATGGCACCCCATTGATGGTTGAGGACTCACGTGCAACAGTGCGCATCAACAAGGATGGGACCTACGACGCCCTCTCAACCGTTGGAACGCGTTACGTTGTTCAACATGGCTGGAATGAATTCAGCGCTCCGAGTATTCACTGCTCGCCACACCCGTAATCAAGATATGGCAATCAACGAGGCGAAGAGCGTTCTTGAGTTGTCAACAGAATGGGCTGATGAGTTCCGTCGTACTGCAGAGATGATGCTGTCGGTAAATGTTCCGGCAAGTTCACGTCGTCTTGATGATGTCATTAATGCCGTCTTCCCCAAGCGTAAGGATGAGACGGATCGTCAGAAGAATAATCGTGAGGAAATTGTTGCGGTCGTTCGTGGGCTTTACCCTTCGGCGAAAAATGCTGGCGGTTATGGTTTCAACGGTTGGGCTGTCTATAACACGATTGCCGAGTACTTTGACCACTACCGTGATGCCAAGCCTGAAGAGCGAGCAGTTGCATCCATGGACCCCAATTCATGGGTTACGAAGAAGAAGCATGAGGCACAGTCGGCAATCTTGTCACTAATCTGACATTTCGTATGGGACAATGTACCGAGACTCATTTTATGAGAGGATGGTGTTCGCATGGACGAAACTCCCGACGAACCAGATGAAGAAATGTCACGAGGGGAACTACTTGACTTCTTGGGTGAATTCCTGAGTCAACACCGTGACGCCAACACGCTCTATCGGGATCATCTGTGCGCCGTCTTGATTGCTCGTGTCTATGACGAGTTCGGCAACGAGGGTCTTTGTAATGTCATGCAACAAATGGACCTCAAAGCAAACTGGGTTTCAGACATCATCTTTGAAGCATCCGACTTTGACAATGCTTTGTTCAAGCGACACGGGACTTACGACGACGAGATTGTTGAGAAGGCTCGTCAGACGCAGGCGTTCGTTGACCTCAATAAGAAGATATGGCGTTTGCGTCGTCGCTATGCCAACATCATCGTTGACGAAGTTATGGCTAACAAAAAAGTAGCCGAACAAAAGGAAGAGTGATGTCACGCTTCTGGGGACGCATCATAAAGATGGTTCCTCCGTTCAACGGCACCAAAGAGCAAGAAGCAGAAAACTTCCTCAGCCATACATGGAGAACTGTTGACTTGGAGCAACGCTTCGGTATCGCAGGAATGAGCAAGGTTGTTGAGTGCTCAGTGTGCAAGGTTCTCACAGACACCAATGCGGCTACGTGGCCATGTGGTCAAGCGCCAGAGCCAGTTGAGTTTAACGAAATCTCCAACACCTACCGCAGGCAATAAACAGCGGAGCCCCACTGCCGGTGGGGGGGGGTGGCAAGTGGGGCTCAACGCTTTTGAGGGGCATGGGGGGTTCCCTCTGATGTACATACTAGCGCACAAACGCACATATGTCAATGGGTATACAAAGATTCCTCAATAAGTTTTAGGATAATATTTGATGCGTCGTCGTCATCAAACTCAATGTCTCCCTCAGTTGCTACACTAACAACCTTCCGCTTCTTCTCAACAAGGGCGTAAATGTCCTCATCAATCGTTCCGCTTGTCATCATGTACGTGGAAGTAACTGAGCCTTTCTGTCCAAGGCGATGACACCGTGAGTAAGTCTGGTCAACATCAGCAGGTGTCCATGGAAGTTCCACGAAGAGGACATCTTGTGCCGCTGTAAGTGTGTGACCCGTCTTGGCTGCCTGAATGGACAGCACGATCACCGGGGCTTGCTCGCAGGAGAGGGTCTGAAACTTGTGCTTGGCGTCCTCAATGGCTTCAATATCCATCTGACCCTGAATCTTCAGTCCACCAAAGCGGTTGGTTAGTTCATTGACGATGTCTCGGTGGTGGGCAGCAACAACAACTTTCTTTCCTTGTTCAATCCGTTCGTTAATCCACTCCTCAACGACAGGCATCTTTGCCCGTGCTGAAATCTTGCGAAGGACACTCATCTTTAGTAGATGCTCATTCGCCTCAGCCTTCATGCGTGTCGCCACAGCCGCAGCACCGACTGGCAAACCGAGTTCTTTGGCGATTTCCTTTGCTCTCTCTACAAGGTAGGCAACGATGTCCGCTTCAGCCTTCTTGTACTCCTTCATCACCGCTGGCGCACCCTCAACAACCAAGGGGGCATGGACGACTGGAGGAAGTTCTGTCATTACTTGGTCTTTGGTACGACGGATATAACAGATAGAGCGAAGTTTCTCATTGAGTTCTTCAAGGTTGGAGTTACCTTCAAGATGCCATTGACCCCACTTATCTTTATATGCGGCGCAATATCTTCTGTAGAAGCCCCATAGTCCACCAAACTTATCCAACTGCCCGATGATGTCTAGTTGCGGAGCGTATTCGGCTGGACGGTTCGTCACGGGAGTCCCGGTCAGGCACAGAACAACGGCGTTCTTGTTGGACTTCGTTATCTTCTTGGCTGACTTGGTTCTTTGTGAATCACGCGACTTGCAGTAGTGCGACTCATCAAATACATAAGAGTTGTGGTTGCAGAGTTGCTTTTCCCACGCAGTTATGTTAGGATAACCAATAACGAGGACATCGTATGTTCCGAACATCGGAATCGTCTTACGATCTTTGACTACTTCAACGATTCGCTCAGGGAAGAACCTGTTGTATTCTTTCTTCCAGTTCAGAACAAGGCTTGAGGGACATACAACAATCGCTGGGTATGCAGGACTGGAGTCATCTTGCTCAGCCTGAAGGTGAATACTCTCAAGTGTTGCCA